TGGTGCCGGCGACCCGCATCGGCAACCCCAACGAGATGGGCCTCGACTCGGAGAATTACTTCGAGGGCGTTATCACCAATGACTTCGGCGTTCCGGTCGCGTATCGCATTTACCGCGTGACGCGCGAGGGCGTTTACTTCGGCGCCGAGGACGTTCCGGCCGGCAACTTCTGCCACTACTTCGATCCCTTCCGCGTCGATCAGTACCGCGGCGTCACCGACTTTCACGCGGCGATCCAGACTGCGCGGATGCTGCACGAGATCTTGCAAGCGGAGAAGGCCGGCGTGCGCTTCGCCTCGCAGCAGGCGGCGCTCGTCTTCACGGACCGCGGCACGGCCAACGCGCGCAACCTCTTTACGCCGACCCCGAGTGCGACGCTGCCCAGCGGCCAGCAGCAGAAGAACGAGCTTTCCGAGGTCGGGATGATTAAGTATCTCGGTCAGGCTGATCGCGTCGAGACGATGCCGGCGCGGCCGAGCACCGCCTTCACGGGATTCATCGCGCATCTGATGCACGAGCTTTCGATCGCCGTCGGCATCCCGAAGGGCGTGCTATTCGGCACGCAGGACTACGCCGGCCCGAGCGTCCGCGCGGAGTTTGCCGCGGCCGACCGCGTGTTCGCGCGGCATCAGGGCGTGCTCGTCGACAAGGTGCTAGATCCGATCAAGAACGCGGTCATCCTCGACGCCATCGCCCGCGGCGAGATCCCGGCGCCTCCGGCTCGCGCCGGCGAGACTCCGGTGCAGGCGCTCAAGCGCGCGACCCGCGGCGAGTGGCGCTTCCCGCCTAAGCTCACCATCGACGTCGGTCGCGAGTCCGCGGCCAATATGAACGAGAACCGCCAAGGCGCGAAGTCTCTCCAAGAGATCGCGGCCGAGCAGGGCACCGACGCCTTCACGCGGCTCGAGCAGATCGCGGCGGAGGCGAGCTACGTCAAGGAGCTCTCCGAGCGCTACGAGATCCCCGAGACGGCGATCCGCCTCGTGACCAACTCGCTGCCGAGCACGCCGGCCGCTGCTGCCGCAACGGGCGACAACGTTGCGAGCGCTGCCGCGGAGGCGCAGGCGGAATCGACTGCCGCGCCCGAGGACGAAACGCCGGACCAGCCTCCGACGCCGGCCGAGCTTGCGCGCTTCGCCGCGGTCGACCTGACGCCGACCGATGCGATGGCAGCGGAGGCCAAGCGCGGCCTTGAGTGGCGCGAGAAGTTCAACCGCGGAGGCACGGCCGTCGGCGTCGCTCGTGCGCGCGACATCTCCAACAAGTCCAACCTCTCGCCCGACACCGTGCGCCGGATGGTCTCGTATTTCGCGCGGCACGAGGTGGACAAGCAGGGCACCGGCTTCTCTCCTGGCGAGGACGGCTATCCTTCCGCCGGCCGGATCGCGTGGGCGCTCTGGGGCGGTGACGCCGGCGCCAGCTGGGCGCGTGCGAAATCCGAGGCGCTCAAACGCGAGGAACTGAATCGGCCGACAAACGTCGCCGATGCGCTAGAGGCTGGGCGCAATCGCGCGAAGCGGCCGCTGGAGCGGCTGGCTGACAAGGCGACCAAGCTTGCAGCCGTGCGCGAGAAGCTCGGCCACAACGCGAAGAGCGAGGCGCAGATAGAGCAGGCGCTGAAGCCGCTCGGATTCGCGCTGAAGCCGGTCGTGGCGCCGCCTCCTCCCGCTCCTATCGTCACGCTCTCCGACGCGCGCAAGATGCTCGCCGAGAAGGCCGACGCCGAGGACAAGCTGACCGCGCTCTTCGCGAGCGTGACTGATCGCCGCGCCAAGATCAAAAGCCTCCGCACCCATTGACAATGCATAGCGTTCTCGACGCCATCATCACGAGCAACGAGCAGCTGGGCCAGCGGGCTGAGGAGTTCGCGCAGCTGCTGGTCGAGCACGACAAGACGCTCGACGAACTGCTCGAGCGCATAGGCAAGACGGTGCCCGAGATCCGCAAGGAGCTAGAGTCCAAGCTGACCGAGGCGGTGCCTGGGCTCGTCTCGGACGCCTATGCCAAATACAAGGAAGACCTCGAAGGCCGCTGCCGCGCCGCGCTCACCGAGTCGCAGACGAAGCTCGAAGCCGTCCGCGCTGAGATCGTTGGTCTTGCTCAAACGCAGTTCACCGAGGCCGAGAAGCAAATCGGGCTGACCGCGGAGCAGATCGAGTCGCGAATCCTGGGCACGCTGACTGAGGCCGCTAAGGAGCGCATCACGAAGCTTGAGCGCGGGCTTGTCATCGAAATCCAGCACGCGGTCAACGCCGCGCTGCCGAAGCAGGAACTGGCCGCTGCGCCGACTCTGATCGATTCTTACCGCGGGCAATGGAAGGAGGGAATGGTCGCGCAGCGCGGCGATCTCTTCTCGTGGTACGGCAGCACCTATCTCGCGCTCGAGGACACGAATGACACGCCGGGGCGGAAGAACATCGCAACCGCTGGCGCCAAGTGGGCGGTGATCGCGGCGCGTGGTGCAGGCGGCGGCGGTGGGGGCGGCGGTGACTCGCTGCCTTCGCAGGCGGGCAACGCGGGCAAGTTCCTCAAGACTGACGGAACGTCCACGCTCTGGGAAACGATCCCCGGCGGCGGCGATATGCTGGGCGCAAACAACCTGACCGACGTCGCGTCGATCACGGCTGCTTTCGCGAACATCAAGCAGCCTGCGAGCACGAGCGCCTCGGGCGTCGTCACGTTCGCGACCTCGGGCGAAAGCGCCGCGCTGAAGGCCGTGCAGGCGAACGACTCGCGCTTGTCCGACTCGCGCACGCCGACCGCGCACGCTTCGACGCATCAGACGGGCGGCAGCGACCCAATCGACTTCCCGGTGGATTCGGTCTTTGGCGCGACCAACACGATCACGCAGGTCGACTACTTCGCGCTCAACACGTCGAGCACGGCGAGCGTGACCACGGCGAAGGCCGTTTGGAACGCGACCGAGGGCGCCATCGAGGTCGGCCTTAACTCCAGCGTCAATGCGCTGCTCGGCGTCGACGCGCACGTGCAAGTCTACAACCAGAGCGGCTCGCCCTTCACCAAGGGCCAGGTCGTGCGGCAGGATGGCTCCTCTGGCACGCGGCTCAAGGTGGTGCTGGCGCTGGGCACCGATGATGCTAATTCGGCGACAACGATCGGCCTCATCTCGCAGACCATCGGGAACAACTCGTCCGGCTTCATCATCACGAACGGCCTCCTGCGTGGCATCGACACCAACGCCTTCAACGAGGGCGACACGCTCTGGCTTTCGGCCACGACTCCCGGCGGACTCGTAAACACGCGGCCGACGCAGCCGAATCACTCGGTGCGGATCGGGTACGTTATCAAGAAGGCGGGCACCGCCGATGGGATCATCTACGTCGACATCCTCAACGGCTTTGAGCTCGAGGAACTGCACGACGTCCTCGTGACCACGGTCGCGAACCGGGACTTTCTCTCCTACGATTCCTCGACCACCGTCTGGCGGAATCGGCAGCTTTTCGACTCGACCGCTCCTGCGGCGCTGGGCGTCTCGGCCACGGCTGGCGTCTCGATCACCGCGGCCCGCGTCGATCACGTCCACGCGCGGCCGACGCTCGACCAGCTGGACATCGCGAGCGCGACCTACGGCGACATCCTTTACCGCGACTCCACCTCGTGGGCGCGTCTTCCGGCGGGCACCTCGGGCAACTATCTGAAGACTCAGGGCGCGGGCGCGGCGCCGACGTGGGCGACCGTCAGCGCAAGCGGAGGCGGCTCGACCAACCTCTGGCTAGCGGCCTCGCAATGGATCCCGCGCACGACGACCGGCGCTGGCATTGATTCGCGCGAGCTCACGACGAACAATTACGACGAGCTCCTCTTCGACGCTGGCACCGCGGAATTCGCGCAGGCGCTTGCCGTGATGCCGAGCAACTACAACAACGGCACGCTGACCGCGCGCTTTTACTGGACCGGAAGCGGCGCGCTTGACGCAACCGACGACGTCGTCTGGGGATTCCAAGGCGTGGCCGTCGCGAATGACGACGCGCTGGGCGTCTCGATGGGCACGGCAGTCACGGTCGCGGACACGGTGATCACGATCAATGATATGATGATCTCCTCCGCGACGACGTTTGCCACGATGGGCGGAACGCCGGCGGCCAACAAGCCGCTGCTGCTTCAGGTCTACCGGGACGCGGCAAACGCGGGCGATACCTACGGGCACGACGCCCGGCTGCTGGGCGTGGAGATCAGCTACACGGCAAGCTAATGAGAGCGCGGCAGCGACATCTTAACCCCAAGGCGGCGGGTGCTGCCATAGTACTTGATTCGCGTTACATTACGGGATTGAGCGATGGCAATGATGTGACCTCGTGGTCGGATCGCTCCGGTAATTCCAACAATGCAACGGCAGCATCGAATTA